GTTATAAATATAAAAAAAACCTAAAATCTAGCGTACCCGTTTTCTAAGTAAAATATATATTGCTCTTTAAATATAGCATGTAATTTATCTGCAATTTTAGTTATTTTAGGGGTTTTAGCATCTACTTGCTCCCTGATGTAGATATAAAGTGCTTTTTTATTAAATATTTCTATATTTTCTCTATTTCTAAATAATTCAAGTATGGCATCCGCTATTTGGGCATCATTTTTCTTTGGAAATAATTCATATATATTTTCGGATACATGGTTTACATAAATATCCATATACTTATCTAAATCGCTTTTGACTTTTTCTTCACCCATATAGTAAGTATGAGTAGAGTTTTCACCAGTTAAAACATCAACTGGTACCTTTTTAATTTTTTTAGAATAATTTTTTGTATTATATAAAATTAACCAACGTTTTACTATAGTACCAAAATAAGAATATGCTTTAGTTCCTCTAGTAGGATCAAATAAATGAAATTTGGATAAACAAAAGGTAATTATCTCATGCTGTAAATGTTCTAAATTTTCAACCTCAGTATGATAAAATTTAAATGTGTGGATTATATTCTGGGTTAGTTTAAAGAAGGCATAATGGATTTCTGATTCATATATTTTACTTCGTATTTCAGAATCGGGTTCATTGTTATATCTTACAATGGCATTTTCAGTATCTTGAGTAAAATAATTTTTACTTTTTGGTCTTCTTTTTTTTTTAATTGGCTCCATATATTTTATAGGTTGATCTTAAATTGAGATAGATCATTTTGTATTTTTTTTATTTCATTAAAAAACCATCCTATTTCATCATCACCTTCAAATGTTCCTTTGTTATCTATTTCTGTTAATTTTTCAGAGGAAGATTTAATTTGAGTTGATAATTTATTCAAAAATTCAGACTGAGATATTATTATGTCTTCTGTTTTTTCAATCTTGCGAAGAAGATTAATGGTCGTATATCCTAAGATAACGACCAATATTCCTAATATAATTACAAAAATTAACATCATAAACTGTCTAACATATTTTTCAACCCAGGGCTCTGTATTGAACTAAGTGCCTTGGATTGTGTGTTGGGTTTTTTATTGTCACTCAATGTATAATTTTTCTTTGGCGTCGCCACGCTATTTTGAGAGAACTTTGGTAACCATTCAATCTCAAATTCAATACGTGCCGCCATCATGTCAGCTTGATGCAATATAAACGGTAAAGATGTGCGAGGTTTTGTTTCGGGCATAAAAGATTTTAGATATTTCTCATTAGCTGAATCATATAAACCATCATGTGTCTGAATAGCTAACATTTCATTGAATGTATACTGAATACCATGTGATTGAAGTAAAAATAATCCACGATCTGGTACAGCGGCAAATGCAATTTTTTTATTGTGCATATATTCTTCACCTAATTTATCTCTTCTCCATTTATCAGTCTGAGGGATGTAAGATTCATGTTCTTCATCTCCCATTTTACCTAAATCATGATTAATTGCCGAAAATACCAATTCTTCCTGGGTAAATGTAGTCATATCACAACCAAATCCTTCCCATACAGCGGACATGGACAAAGCTGCTTTTACTACTCTATTAACGTGATCTACATATCCACCTGGAAATGCTGAATGGTATTCTTTCTTATGAGATGCAGGCATTAACATTATACGTTCTTCATACTTTTGGTAAAAATCGAGTAATTTCTGTTTACGATCTCCAGTAACATATATTTCAATGTTAGTGTTAAATTCTATCCAATTTGCTTGGATTTGTTCTGCTGTTAATTTCATAACCTTAATTTTAAATGTTTAAATTTTATTTAATTCCTTAGGGGACATTGGTTCACTTTCAACCATATCTCTTAAATCTTCTACTAATGCTTGGGCTTTACCAATATTGGTTCTATAAGATTCAATAGGAGACTGTCTATTAACTATTTGTTGTAATGTAATTAAAGTAGTTTCTAATTGATCTAACTTTCTTGTAACTAAATTTCTATTTCTCATGACTTATTTATTATACGTGATACGGGGTATACC